GATGGACAAAACGATCTTCGATGTGCTCTGCCCGGCCGGCTGGGGCGCGACCAAGATCGGGTACGACGTGGTGACGCGGCCGGTCACGCAAGCGATTCCGCATCCGATTCCGGGGATGCCGCCGATTGTGCAAACCATCGATGTCCCAGTGTTCGAAGAGTGGTTCTGGGAGTACTTCAGCGCGAAAAAGCTGTTGGTACCCGACGACTACTTCGACAACCAGTTCGATAAGGCCCCGTGGCTCGGGATGGAATTTGCGATGCCGCTCCTGCAGGCGAAACGCAAATTCAAGCTGCCCGAGGATTTTTCCGCGACCACGACCGCGGATCCCTACGTCTTTGACGATCCGCAGGGCTCGGGGTCGTCGCGTACGCCGACGCGGGACCTGGTCACCGGCGTGGAAGTGTGGTACCGCGCGGCGTTGGAAGACGAAGCGGTCTTTCACCCGGAACTGCTGCGCAAACTCGTGCTGATCGATGGGATGCCCGATCAGCCGGCCACGCACATGGACTCGCCCTATCAATCCCTCGATGCACAAGGCCGGTTGACGCCGGACTCGATGGTGGGCAGTCCGATCCATGTACTGACGATTCGCGACCTGACCGACAGCGCCTATATCCGCAGTGACTGTTCGATGACGCGTGATCTGGTCGACCAGCTCGCCAAGTTTCTCACGACGCAGGTGAAACAGCGCGATACGTCGATTCCGTTGCGGCTCTGTGATGAAGGCGTGATTACGCCGGACGTGATGCAGAAAATCGTCAGCGGGGACTATGGCAGTTTTATTCCCATTCCCGAAGGTCGCTTGGAGCCCCCACCCGTCGTGGAGATCGCCCGCGCGCAATATCCGCGTGAGAATTTTGAAGGCCAGGCGCGGATTGAGCGGCAGCTCGCCAAAACACTGGCGCTCGACAGCAATCAGACCGGCGTCAGTGATGAAAACGCGCGCACCGCGACGGAACTGACCCTGGTGCAGAACAACGCGAGTGTGCGCCTGAAAGGCGAGCGCAATCGCGTGATCCAGTTCTTCCTGGCCGGCGTGCGCAAATTCGACAGTCTGTTGCAGCGGTTTGCGACCGATACCAGTGTGATTCAGATTGTGGGCCCTGACGGGGCGCGCGAGTGGGCCGCGTGGAACAAACTCACGATTGCCGGCCGCTGGGCGTATGCGATTAAGCCGGATAGCGGCATTGATCTCGATGAAGCGACCGCGCGCAAGCAAGCGCTCGATACCTACAATTTCCTCGGCAAAGATCCGCTGGTCGACCGCAGCTATCTGATCAGCGAACTCGCGCCGGCGTTGCATCTCGACCCGCAGCGCGTGAAAGCGCCGCCCAAGCCGCCGCCGCCCGACCGGCCGGCGCTCGGGTTCTCGTTCAAAGGCGAAGACCTCCTGAATCCGCTGGCGGTCGCCGTGATGATTCAAGGCGGCGTGTCGATTACGCCCGACATGATTCAGCAGGCACACACGCTGATTCAGACGGCGACCGGGATTCCCGCGCCGCCCATTTCGCCGATACCGGGGGTTCCCGGGATGCCGCCGACGACACCGACTCCGCAGAACCCGCAGCCGCCAGGGGCGCCGCCGCCGCCTGGGCCGCCGCGTCCGGGGCAACCGCCGCATCCGGGGATGATGCCGAAAACGAATTTGATCAGTCAGCACGCCGCCAGTCACACCGGCGCGATTCCGGGCGCGCCGAATCTGCCGCAATCGGTGCATGGCGGCGGCGCGCCGGTGGTGGGGTTGACCGAATGACGTGTGACCGCTGTGGACAGCGCGTGGACATCGGCGACTGGCCGTTTTGTCCCCACGGACGCGGCCGGGCGACGGTCATCGGCGACGAGATGGATCTGGTGCTCGAAAACAACGGGACGCCGGAGCCGATCCGGTTTCGCAGTCGGGAAGCGCTCAAGCAGCACATGGACCGTCACAACCTCACCCCCGCCGTGCGACACGTGCCGGTACCGGGGTCGGATCGATCGCCGCATACCAGTGACTGGAGTCGCGGCATGGACCCGGTGACGTACGAGAACGCACGCATTCTGCTTTCGCGCACATCTTCTAGGGCGGGCGCAGAGCCAGGAGCGTCACTGCCGATTGAGGTCACGGTGCGCACGTTGGACACCGGGTTTGTCGTGCAGATGGAGCGGGACTGAATGGCTCTGATTATTTGGCATTGCCAGGACGCGGCGGGCACACCGCTCGGCGGCGTGGTCGCCGACAGTGAAGGCGGACCGGGCCCGTGGTCGGCGACGAGTAATCCGTGCGGGGACATCATCACGGAACTGGCGCCCGCCGATGATTACTTGATTACGTTTAGTAAGTCCGGGTACGCGGACCGCACGATTCCCGCCGTGCTAGAGGACTGCGGGGTCATCACGGTAGGTCTCGACAAAGCGGTCGTCCCGCCGTTTGTGCCCGGTGTGCCCGGTGTGCTGCCGCTGGTGCCGACCCGCGCGCAGGTCTGTGCGGTGCAGCATTCGTTAGCAGGGCTGACTTATCACACCACGCAGTACGGCGATGTCCCGGCGTGGTTTTATGGCGCGCTGAACGCGGAGGACCGCGCGGAAGCCCGCGCCTGTCATCGCGCCGCCGGCGATACCCATATCCCGATGCCGGTCACCGAAGCGTATCGCGAAGGCGGCACGCTCTGGCCTCCCGCGCTGGCCGACGGGTACGACTACACCAGCGATGAGGGGCTGGAGATGTATCGCGCGCTGGCGACCGAGATGATTGCCGACGGCTTCTTCATCGACTGTGCGCTGGGCGGGGACGGGCTCGGTCTGGGACCGGACTACAACGATCCCGTCGGGCGCACGTACGGCTGCGGCTGGCTGATGGCGAATCTGGAACGCATGATTCGCGCGCTGCAAGGCGACGGCACGCCGGAACGGCCCGACCTGACGCCGTACATCTGCTTCCGTCCCGGCTGGGACGCCGTGTTCTACGGCTGGGGCGGGGTCGAGACCGCGCAGATGTCCGCGCCGGTGCCGCTGCGGTGGCGGTTCGTGCGGGCGCTCGTGGGAGAGATTCCCATGCCCGCGCAGATGTCGGCCACCGAGTTAGATGACCAGCAGACGCGCGTGAAGCAATTCGGCGAGTTGTTTCGCTCGATTCTGCCCGCCGGGTATCTGAGTATCGAGCACACGCCGGGCAATATTCCGTGCGGCGAAGGCGGCGGCGATTACGCCCCGGGCGGCTTGATGACGACCTTTGACACGATGATGGGCGAGTACCACACGTTCCACGAGGATAGTTATTGGCAGATCGCCGGACGGATGCTCGATGCGTATCACCGGCCTGCGGACCAACCCGCCGGAGACGATCCGAATCCGCCGAAGTACCTCGGCCCCGACTCGCCGCGAGGGCCGTACTTCTATGTGGTGTTTGAACCGACGACGAATGGCGTCTACGAGTGGTGTCGCGGACGCTGCACACGCGAGCAGATGCAACAGGAAGATGCCTACATCCGCGCGACTGGCGCGACGCTGACGGGCTATCCGGTGATCTGGTGAGACTCCTGGTGTTCGCGGTGCTGGCGTCGAGTTGCGGGGCGGTGCGCATCGTGCCGGCGCGCACGTGTCAGGACGGGTTCCCGATGCGCGTGCTGGTGGATCGGGCGTGTCGCGATGGGATCTGCGGCTGGACGTGTGCACCCGATCGGTGGAAGGACACAAACCGATGATTGTCAAGGCGAACGGCCGACCGGCGACCCAGCAGATTCACAAACAGTACGACCCGCGTCTGGCGTCGCTCCTGATGCAGCTCGATCAGGTGCTGCACGAACAAGGGCTCGGCCTCTTCTGCACGCGCTGTCATCGCCTCGGGCTGAAAGATGGCGTGCGTGGGCTGAGTACCAATGCGGAGTACGTCCTGGAGTGCGGGTGTACGCGCCGCAGCTTTGTCGTGGCCACCGGCCAGAGCACCGTGGCGCTGCAGTGAAGGAGTCGACGTGTACCTGCGATGCGCCGGTGACGCACGTGCGGCCGAGTGGGCTGGTCGTCTGCCTCGTGTGTGGACGCCCGATGCCGCCACCGCGCCCGACACCGGTGGAGCGTCCATGACCTGAGATCCGTTTCGCGTGTGCTAGGCCGGCCGGCCGCAACGTCTCTGCCAAGGGACGCGCACACGCGAGAACCAGTTGGCACGCACGACGGCACGTGCACCGGAGCCCCGAGGGGCTTCGGCGTTCGTGCCTTTTTTGTTGTTCGCGTGCCGGCGGCGACACAGCCGGGCGAGGGGTTATGGCAGACGAAGGAACGACAGCAGCAGCACCGGCCGCGGCCCCATCCGCGCCGGCGACGAGTACGCCGGCCCCGACGACGACGGCGACCTCGACACCAGACGTAAAACGGCCCGCGAATTTCGGAGCGGCGCTCCGGAATGAAGCGGCGAAAGGGGCTTCGTCCGCCTCCACCCCCGGATCCGACGCGCCCCTTGCAGCCGGGACAGTGCTGCCGACGGATGCGGGTTCACCGGCGAGTGCAGGACCGGAAGGTCCGGTGCCGTACCAGCGCTTCAGCGAGGTCAACAAACAGAAGAACGCCTATGAGCAGGAACTCAAGGCGCTCGCCTGGGCAAAAGACCTCGACCAGCAGGCGCTGTTGCGGTCGGTGCAGTGGCACGCGGACGCGCAACGCGACCCGGCGGCGTTTTTCAACCAGATTTACGGCCAAGCCCCGCCGGCGTTGCAAGCGAAAATTCGTGCCCTCTTCGTGCAGGCGCAGGCGCGCCCGACGGCGCCTGGTGATGCAGAACCTCAACCCGACATCCAGACCGATACCGGCGTCCCCGTCTATTCCGCCCGTCAGCAAGCGCTCCGTGAACAGTGGTTCAAGCGCCAGGTGATGGCGGAATTCAAACAGCTCGTCGCGCCGCTGCAGCAAGAGACGCAGCGGTCG